ATTCTAATGGATTTGAAACACCTGGATTCCAAACAAATGTTTTACCATCTTTGACTGTTGCTATAAGTTGTTGTCCAAAATTATCTAATGACCATGTACCTGGATCAAGTATAACTGTTGAACTTGTTGTACCAGATCCCCAAGTTCCTCTACTCCATGTGCCTGTACCCCAACCATAACCATATGTTTGTATCGTTGGTCCTATTTCTTCATAAGGATTTATAGAAGCACTTCCTGCACTACTCATACCTGTGCCTGTTTCATTTGATTTCATTTGAATAGTGAAAGTATTTGCATTTGGCGCAGTTAAAACTTCATAAGTAAAATCTTGAAAATTAGCTACAGTAAAACTTGTAGCTCCACCACCTGGTAAAGTTACAGAAGTAAATGTTATATATTCTCCTATATCTAAAGCATGACTTGCTTTATTAACAGTAACAACATTTTGGTTTTGTGTAGATGTGAAAGTAGCTCCTGTTACAGCTGTTGCTAAAGGAGTTACATCGTAAAATTTATCTTCAAAGTAAATATATAAAGCTTTAGAAGTACCAAGTGCTGCATATCTATTACCTTCTAAATCTGTCCAAGTGTGTTGAGCACGTGTAGGTCCAGATATAGTTTCCTGACCGATAGCCGTGAAGCCACCTATTTTTTCTGGTTGTCCGTATCTAAATCTTACAAAGTCCCCATCAATCCATTGGCCTTCTGCTCCTGAAGGAGTATCTGCTTTATTAATCCCTGGTACTATTTTTACATTAGCTAATGGCATAATGTTATTTTACATCATTTTAAAGCTTCTTCCAAGTAGCAGGGTTAGGTATTAAAATCTCACTTACTTTGTTGGTTTTTGAAGTCATTATAATATCTCCACTTATTGATATACGAGGAGAAGACTCTTCTGTTTTTTGCGTTCCGTGTTTAAGTGAACTAGGAAATATTAGTAGTTGACCAGGCTCATTATTAATAGATAGACTTTGATGGTTTTGATCATTCCACTCTGTAGCCTCTGGCATGTAAAATCTTTGAGTTGGTTCATAAAATGTAATTGAGGAATGATTTTTATTTTTTAATACATAATAAACAAAACTAAAATGACTAGCTCCATGATCATGAGCTGATATATGATCTCCTTTATCTGTGTAAGCTACCCAAGATTTTGTAATAAAATAATCTACATCTTTGTATTTTAAGTTGTGTAAAAATGTATTTAGATTTATTTTAAGTTCATTAAAAAAATTATTAAATTTTTTATTTAATTGTAATTGATCACCATATAGTGATTCGAAAGAATCTAATTGTCCTGCTTTATCAGAAGTAAAAGCAAATCCATTTTGATGTGATTTATAGTATTTATCCCTGTACTTAGGAGGACAAATATCTTTTTCAATAACAGGTATTAATTCTTTGTTAATTTTTTCAAAGTTATTTAATTTAAAAATACCTATTAAAGATCCTAATATCCTAACTGTCTCCATCAAGTTTACCTTGATAGTCAAACCAAATATAACTATTTAGTTTAGATAATAATTTTTCCATATCATTATCCTTTACCACATAAACAAGTGTTTCTGTACAAAAATCTTTGATAGCTTCATATCTATGATGACCATCAATTAATACACCATTATTAACAACTAATGGGCATAACAAACCATTGAGTTTTATATCAATCTCAAGTTGATCTATAAGTTCTTGATTATTATTAGACTGATTAGGTTTTATATCTTGTAATTTATATCTTTGAAGTATTGAATTAAATATAATTTTTTGTGGTTTTAAAAACAATTATTGTACTCTAAGAAATCTATAACGAACTTCACCCGAGCCACCTGCTGCACCACTTGTAGATCCAGTATTTACTTGAGCGGCACCACCTCCACCACCAGATCCTCTAGTTCCAGCCGTTCCTGCTGTACCTGAACCACCAGATGAACCTCCTGCACCTCCTGGAATAGTTCCTGCATAAGATGGCGCACCAGTTGAACCACCGATTCTACAGTTATCTCCTCCACAGTTACCATTGTTTGAGCCTGTGGCACCAGATCCAGAATCGTTAAAAACTCCTTTTGGTCCACCATTTAAACTAGTTACATTTTTTGTAGTACCATCAGAATCTCTAAAAGTTCCTGACGTAATTGCTGTACCACCGATAGAGGCTGATCCCCCACCACCTGCAGTGTTAGATCTTAAAGGTCCTTTAACTCCACCACCCGTACCTGATGATCCTCCACCACCAGTTAATGAAAATAAAGATCCTGTAGTTGAACCTGATAAAGTTGAAGTACCTCCGCCACTTGCAGTAGCGTTAAATTTATTACTAGGATTACCTGCTGCACCACTTGATCCTATTGAGTAGCTTATTGTTTCTCCTTGAACAACAGTAAGAACTTTATCCGAAATATAGCCCCCCGATCCTCCACCTGCTCCTGAAGATTCACCCCCTGCTTTATCATAGTCGGCTCCAGTCACAGCACCTCCCCCACCACCTACTGCGGCTTGAATGTGAATTGCGTTTGCACCTTGAGGGACTGCAAAAGTTCCGGAACCAGAACTTAATGTTTGAACTGAACCTGCTTGAAAAGCTGCAAATACTAATTTCCAAACTCCAGAAACTTTACCATAAATTTCGTCTGCTTCTTTCCAAACGCCAGATACTTTTCCGTATGCGTTATCTATCTCTTCAAATGTTCCTGATACTTTGCCATAGGTATTAGCCATTTAAACTCCTATGAATATTTAAACCAAATGTCTCCATCATTTCCTCCGGATGGACTAGATGTACTAATTGTAAATTTTCTTTGTAGTTTGTCAGCTGTCACAGCATTGTTAGCAATTTTAGCTGTGCTAATGTTGGAATCTAAAATAGAGGCAGTCACCACAGCATTGTTTGAAATTTGTGCTGTACGAATTGCATCATCAGCAATTTTTGCGTTTGTTATAGCATCATCAGCAATAGATGTTGAGCCAATAGTGCCTCCTAAAGTATCTAACGAAACTTCATTTAAATTTGTACCATCAGCATATGCAGCATAAATTTTTGAAGCATCTAAAGTAAATCCAGTTCCCGATGCAGTTTTAATAGTTAGGTTTGTTGGATTAGTAATTAATCTACAATCAAAAATATAAAATTTTTCTATCGAATCTGGTATGGTTACTGTTGTTGCACCTGATAATGTAATTGTTGCAAATTTAATTACCATATTTCTAGCAGTTGAAATAGAGGCATTACTCATGACTAAAGTTGTAGTGGAACCACTTGACAGAGCAATAGATTCAAAACCGGCAATTGCTTGTTGAACAAGTTCTAAATTTGTATTTGTTTTAGTTCCCCAAGTACCGGCATTTTCACCGGTTGCCATAAGTTCTAGTTTAAGATCTGATGAATATGTTGATGCCATAATTTTGTATTATACCCTTTTTAAGCTGCCTTATCAACTTCAGTCCAAGTATTAGAAACTCCTTTATTTACTTCAGTCCAAGTATTAGTTACACCTGGATCTACATTAGACCAAGCGGTAATTAGAGGACCATTTATAGATCCAGTTAATTGAATACCTGTTACTGGTACTTCTGTTATTATTTCTATTGTTACTGAATTTGTTGCCGTTGTTAATTGAGAACCTGTCACATCTACAGGTGTATTAACCTCTGCTGTTTCTTGACCTATAGAAGCTGTTATTTGAGTTCCTGTAACATTAATATTTGCGTCTCCAGTCACACTTTGAAGTGCACCTGCAGTCATTACCATATCATGTTCAGTAACAACTACACTTACATTACCATCAGCACTTACTGAATAAGTTCCAAGTGATAAACCTAATTGAGATCCTGTAACAGATACTATTGCATTTCCTACAGGAGTTTCTTCTCCCATAGCCATTGTTAATTGTGATCCTGTTACTGCTACTTCTGTAATTACATCTACAGTAGAAGTACCAATACTTGATTGAAGTAAAGATCCTGTAACATTTACATTTGCATTTCCAATAACAGTTGAAGCACCAACGCTTCCTGTAAGTTGTAATCCTGTAACAGCTATATTAACATTAGTTCCACCTAATGAAGCTATCGGAGATTGTGAGAGTGCGGTAATCCCTAACACGGTTTACCTCGCAGTAGCTGGTATGTTATTAGATCCAACTAAAGTTTGACCAAATGCCATGTATAGGTATGTTCCACCACTTGCATTTTTAGAGCCATAACCTTGTCTCATTTTAAAACCATTAGATAATGCGTCCCATGATGTATCTGTGCTTTCTGCATTATTTAAGTTAGCCATAAGAGGGGTGTTTTGAACATTATCTACATCTCTTTTATTATCATTAATTTGCCAATTAGATGTACCATCTGTTCTTTTAACCATAATAAAAGCAGGTTTAAATCCTGTGTAAACAAATGCACCATCAGCATTACCATTACCAGTATAAGAACCAAACTTGCTGTAACCAGTTTTCTCTGCGAAGCAGTAGGCTATGTAAGTTCTTCCACTACCATTTACATCTCCATCATTTCCAAGACTAAATACAGAAGCAGTTGGAGAAGTATTGTTCCAAGCTGCTGAATTAGCACCTGCAGCATTTGTAGCATTTAAATACATCCAATTAGTGTTTCCAGTTGCTGCAGTATAAACAATCCAATTTGTACTATTTGATGTGCATTTTACAATTATCATTTTAGGAACTACACCTAACCCATGACCGACTGTTGCACCACTAGTAGCATTTCCTGTATATGAAGATATTGAAAAACCTGCTGTCGTATTAACAGAAGTGTAAGTTGTATTTATAGAACCATCTGTATTTGATGAACCTTGACCAGTTCCTGCTTTCCAGTTCCATGATGCAAAAGTTGCACTATTTGTATTGATATAAGCATTTGCACCTATTGAAAAACCATCAGTGCCAAAAGCAGTTAAACTATCACTAACACTTCCCTCTCCATAATTAAGATTTGTATATAGGGGTTTAGTAACACCTCTAACAGCATCATATAAGTTATGATGTTCAGCAACACTTCTACCTTTAACCCATGTAAAATCTGGTTGAAATCCAACACCAGTTAAAGATTGTGTTCCACCATTACCTGTGTACAATTTAGTATTAAAATAATCTCCAGATTTATTTATTGTAGTATAAGCCATTATAAGTTTAATCCTTTAGTTGATAAAGCAGTATAGCCTGTTGGTACATCATATTCAAATATACCATTGTTACTTGCGTTAGTTCCTGCACTAGATACTGCTGTTGCTCCAAAGTAACCATTGCCAAAGTTAAATGACCATCTGTCATCATCATAATAATTTGCTACAGCAGGTAAATATGTGAGATTAGCTGTTAAATTAAAAGCTGAACCTGTACCTGTTGAACCTGATGTAGGGTCGCCACTATTAGCCCAAGTACCATTTTTAGCCCAATAAATTTTTCCATTATCTAAATCGTATGCACAACTAATTATATCGTTTGTTGTAAAAGATGAACCATAACTATCTCCACCTGCAATACTATCATCATTATTTAATTTTTGACCATTTCCTGCATAAGCATATGCTGTTGAACCATTAAAAAATTTACTATTGTCTGCTGTTTGAACTACTTGGTCATCACTAACAATACCTAGTGCAATATTACCTGTATCACCTGAGTACATATTATCGCATTTCATTTCAAAATAATATTTACCACTTGATGCACCTAGTGTTCCATATATACTTCTCCAAGTTTGTGATGTACCAGACGACCAACCATTAGACCTTAAATTCCCTTGTATGAAATTAAATTTTGATGCTGAAAGATATAAAGGATTTAATGTAGCAAAAACATTGCTTGGACAATCTTCTGTTTTTGTAAGTGTACCACCACCAACTGTAAAGTTATTAGAATTAGGAGAACTATCTGTTACTGAATTACCATCTTTTAAAATCCAAAAACCATTACTTCCCCAATTAGAAATAGTAGGTGATGGATTTATTTTCCATTCTCCAGTTGTGCTGTCTGTTGAACCAAAAGTATCGGCTTGATAAACATAACCATCTGTAAGAATATAATGAGATAATATGCCATTGAAATAATATCCTGCTGAACCACCATTTCTACTAATATCTGTAAATACTGAACTTGTTGTTTTAACTGCTTCATTTTGAGGTAATTCAGTATAGTTACTTGTATCAAACTCAGTTTCTCTAACTCCATTTACATAAAGTTTAAGTCTATCTGAAGCTGTACTTAATGTAGTGTCGATACTGTAACATATATGAAACCAAGAATTACAATCCCTAAATTTTCTTTTAGTATAATATTCTCCAACTAAAGAACCACTACCATTATAAACAAGAAAATCTAAAGTAGCATTATCTTCATATCTAATAAAAGTTCTATAAGCATTAGAATTGTTAGCATTTCTAGCTTGAAAAAGCATTGAACCATTACTACCAGTATTTACTGCTGAAAATTTTACCCAAAAACTCCAAGTACATTTTGTACTACTTGTGTTACTGCTAAATGCTCTTGTTAAATATGTACTAGCCATTAGTTAAATTGTCCTCCACCTGTTGCACCGTGAGATATTGTAATTGTAAACTGACGGTCTGCTGTTTGGCCCTGTGCATCCGTTGCTCTTATTGTAAATGTATAAGTAGTCGATTGCGTTGAGCCTGATTCAGTACCAGTGATTGCACCCGTACTTGTATTTAAACTTGCACCTCCTGGAAGTGATCCAGATTGTACTCCGAAGGTTGTAGCATTTGTTGCAGCTACTGTAAAGTTGATAGTTCCC